GCGACTTAGTTGCGAAAGATTAAACTTTGATTATAGACTAGAATGAGCCAAGAATAACTCTTCTATTGTCTAGAACACCAAAGCCAAGCTCGGCCCAGCCATAATAGCCAGCGCGCTGCTGACGATGTAGGGTGGGATCTTCAAAAACTTGAAGGGTTTGCTTAACCGGCATAACAAAGCTATCGTTACCTGACTGATCTAGACCAACTACTAGCTCAAGATCGCTAGCCTGTAAGCTGCCGCCAAGATCATTGTCGAAGAAGTTCTGATATTCCTGGCTCTCGCCAAGCTCATCAAGATCATGAAGGTTTACGCCGTAGATTCTGGTTAGTGTGCCAGCACCTTCCGAAGCGGTGTAAATTTCACGACGAGTAACTTCATCTACTTGATCTAAGCCCCAATTACGAATATCCTCTAAAGCCTCTGGGCTTAGATACATATCAGTAAGGCGACCGCGACCCACAGATGCGCTATTACCACCGCTATTCCTACGCATAACGGTTTGCATTAGCGAAACTAGTCTCTTTGTGAAAAGACCAGCGGTAGCGTCAGCATCATAAACTAGAATATTACGATCTACACCAGCAGCAAGAATGGTGTGCCAACCATCGTCATTCATCTTCTTGACGAAACCAGCTTCCATAACCTGCATAGCGCGACCAACAATATCCCATCTAGCTTCACGAGCATAACGTAGAAGGTAGTCAATCGAAGATGTGATGCTATACGTTGGGATCATCACATAATCGCCCTCTACTGAACGCTCTGGAATTCTGCCGTGACCAGGATTGGTGTAAGCCACATGCTCACCCTCAAGGCCAGGAGAAATTAGATCCAAAGGATATTCAGTTGACGAGCCGGGTTCTACGGTCATAGTCTCGAAAATATTTCCGAGAACATTACCAACTAAAACACCCTTACGCAAAGGGAGTTCTAGAGCTTTTGCAAACTCGCGTTGAGCAGCAGAAGCTACATTTATATCGGCATCCCCTGACTTTCGTAGGAGAGCGATAAAATCATCACTAGGTCTTTCATTGATAGGCATAATTAAATCTCCTTTTGTATTATAAAACTTAGGGTAGGTTGACTTCTACTTTGGCATAACCGTCTTCGTCTTTTGACGAAAGGAATCTGCCCACTTGTAAAACACCAGAGTTGCCGGGGCTATCTGGACGAAAATTACCAGCATTTACATGGCAAGCATAAGCTGGATCGCCAGCGACAGGAGTGCCCGTAACACTATTGGTTACAACATACCCCTTACGGAGAACTGTAACTTTTCCACCCTTCTGCACTTCGTTTTTGTGCCAGTTTAGGTGTGTGCGAGTAAGATCCTTATTTACCACATCGTTGAGTAGAACGCCCACTGGACGGCTAGCAGCGGTTACCTGAGCATATTTCACAAGGTTAACACCTTGATCCATAGAAGCGCCAGAACCGGCAGTCGTATCGTGAACAACAACCCCACCGCGAGTAGCTGTACCAGCATTGTAGAAAAAGCTGATATCAGTCTGAAACTCATATCTATCTGATTTTAGAGCCATAGTTTTTCTCCTTTATTCACTTATTTAGGACGTTTTTTTCAAGCCACTGTGCTACATTAGCGCGTGTAGTTGCTAATTCATCTTCTACATCAGAAGCATTTACAAGCGTGGCTTCTGTTGTTTTTACTTCTTCGAAAAGCTCGGAAGTTACTTCTTCTGAAACTTCTGCTTCAACGGCGGTTTCCGAAGACTTAGTTTTTTCTTCCATGTACTTTTCTTTCTTATCTTTCATCATGCCCAACTTCTTTTTCATAGCTGCGACCACAGCATCAAAAGCTTCGTCGCTAAGAGCATCATAAAGATTAACTGATTCTTCTGCTTCGGCATCCTCAAAACCAGCTTGTACTAAGCCGTTTTTGCGAGTGCGATCTTTTTCTTTCTTCTTCATATCTTTCATTGCAGCAGAAATTTCGTTAAGCTCTTTTTCTTTTTCAGACAGGGTAGCTTCAAGGGAAGCAACTCTTTCTGATGAAGTCTGTAGAGCTAGATCTTTTTCTGCTAATGTATTTTCAAGAACAGAAAACTTTTCTGCAAACTCCTTATTTAGAGTTTCAATTTCAGATTTGGCGGTTTTGTTTTCTTCGTTTGAAGATGTTAGTTCGTTCTGTAGATCAGCAACTTGCTTCTCTAAATTGGTATCTGACATATTAATTTCTCCTTTAAAAATGTTAGAATTATCATTGTCTAATGTTACAGAGAAAGCTTTGCTAGAATCAAGAATAACACTTCTTGGATTGGCTGGTTTAGAAACAAGACCCTTACCAGAAAAAGAAATATCTCTTAGTGATCTACCAATTTTATAGCCTTCATATTCTCCTGTTCCACCGTAAGCTCTTAGGTGTTTTGTCAGAAATGCAGACTCTTCATTTCGGGCCACCGTTTTAGCACTACCTTCTTTATCTATTACAGCGTAATCAAAACTGGCAAACAAACATTCCATAGAAACGAACCATTTGCCTTCTTCGATTTCTGCTATAATTTTGCTTATCCTTTGTCTGTTGTCTGGATTTGTCCAGCTATTATATAATACAGCTTCTGTAACAATATCAAATTGTTGCGGAACCTCATCTTCTTCTGCTAGAATTTTATTTCCATTTACGTCTACAACATAACTTCCAGTAATATGGCCTATAATGTCGTTTTCATTGTGCATGAAATTGAATTGTTTGTCTTCTGGCGTATTTTTTGCAGCCCAAGTTTGCCTGGGATCAAAAACGTCATCATTTTTGTTCCAGCCAGTAGAAACCAATATTGATTTAATATAATAAAGATCGATTTGATTTGGATTACTAGCTGCTTTTATTTTTTCTATATTTGTGCGCGAAACATTCCAACTAGCGTCGGTGTCAATATTATTAACAAGAATAGCTGGGGCACAATAGGCAATACTAGCCTGTGCTTTAATGTCTTCCGACAAACCGTCTATGATTTCTTGCTGATATATTTTCATGTGTTATGCCTCTCAAATACAATATACACAAAATTAAGGAATAAATCAAAAATAAGCGTTTTCCTCAACAAAAATACCGATAGCAATCTTTCTATATCTATCAATATTCGTTGAAAATGTATCTAAACCCTTTTCTTGTAATTTGTTTCTAAAGCTTTGGGGCATCTTTTTATTCTCAGATAATATCTTGAATATAGCTTTGGTTTCTACTTTAGAAAAAAGCTCTATGTTTGTCAACACATCCAACTTTATTGTTTCTAGCTCAAGAAATTGAGCCTTAGTAAGTTGTCTTAAATTTTTCTTGTTCTTATCACCGAGATATGCACTATTTAATATATCAGAGATTGTTTCGAAAGACTCTTCGCTCCAAACCATTAGCTCTGCAACACCCGGATTTGATCTGGGTTTTGCTATTCTTTGCTTTCTAGGTTGTGTGTCTATAACATTTTTGGGGCGACCGTTTGGGTTAGACGGAGATTTTGCTGGTGGTAAGCCGCCGCCCTTTGGTAGAAGTAATTGATCTTTAGGTACGCTAGTTGTTAGTCCTACATCTTGAGGTAGTACTTTACCGCTTTGTAGAGCCACCTTTTCCAGGGCTTCTTTATGTTGAGGTGTATGATAAGGCCCGGCTTTATTTGGGTTCTTATCGTCTTCTCTATCTTTAACCTCTCTTTGTAGTCTAATTTTTTCTATTTGCGGTATTTCCTTAAATCTTTGTAATAGAGTTTCTTGGCTTATAATATCTCTATCAGAAAGCTGGATTAACAAGTTCTTTTCTGCTGCTTCATCAGACAAGCTCATTTGATCAAATTGTATGTGCGCCTTATATCTAAAGCCCATAGCCTGTCTAACATATTCAAGTTCTTTATTCCAAAATTTTACTAGTTGATCTCTTCCGTATTGTAATCTTTCTACTAACGTTTTTAGAGAAATAAAGTTGTTGGTAAAGCCGCCACCATTTGTGGCCATTCCAGTAAGGGTTGGCGGAACACCTAATCCGGCAAAAATACTATTAAGAACAGCGGAGTATTTTTCAGAGCCTAGG